CTTCTCTTGCTCTATCCGCAAGTCCAATTATTTGTGTATGTACTGGACCAGTTGCTGGAAGTAATTCTTTGTAAGCTTGCGCTTGAAACTGTGTAACTGATTCTGCTAATACTGGGTGAGTTGCACCACTAGCTCCTTGAAACGGTTGAGTTGGATTTTCATATTTAAATCCTAAAAGATCTAAACCTTTTGTGTAAGTATCTTCCCACGCTTTTCTAGAAGATTTATATTGTTCGTAATTTCCTACTAATTCAGAACCTAATTTTCCTAAAACATCATCAGGTAATAATTCTGCTAAATTGTCAAAATGGCCTTCTCCACCAGGCTGGTTAACCGCTTCTGGATCAAAATTAATTGTTGCACCACCATCGTCTTCTTGAGTTACTTCAACATCATCAGGACCAACTTGCTCTTTAACAGTTTCTTCTTGAGCTACTTGAATTTCTTCTTCGCCAGGTACTTTAATTTCAGTATTTACGTTTGGTAATGGTTTGTCTATGTCTGCCATTTATATTCTCCGAGTTCTCTATTGTTTTAACTTGTTTTGTAGGAACATTCAACCCCTGTGAGTCAGGCCCCTTTAAAGGTGGTATCTCCTTCCATTTTACGTGTTGCATATTTGCAACAAGAGTTTTATTCTTCACTAAACCAACCTCTTTTCTTTTTATAGTCATCATACATTTCATAACCACTAATACCTAGTGATAATGCAAGACCCGGCATCCCTAAGAACCTACTTCCAATTCTCAAAGCTGCTGGACTAATTCCAAGTCTCATTGCTTTTGCTATATTAGGACCTACTCCTTTTGTTGCAAATTTACTTAAATCATCTGCAAAAGCTAGTCCTGCATAATTCCATGGATTAGTTGCAATCTCTCCTAATGAATCTCCAGCTTGAATTTGACCTGCAATATGTAATGGTTCTAACGCAGCTAAACCTAATGGAGTTCCACTTGCTGCTAAACCTCTTCCTAAAGTTTTTAAAGCAGTTTTTGTAATTCCAGATTGTTTTGCACCTAGTGCTCTACCTGTTGTTGCTTTAATTGTTGAAGGTGCAACTGCTGCAGTTCCTGCTGCTGTTGTTGCTCCTAACACTGGTAATTGATAGTCTAAAATTTCTGGAGTTGGATCCGGTTTATCAACCATTGGACCTGTTACCATTTCAATTAACATATTCTTCTGTTGATTTTCATCAGATAAATAAGTTGTTGGATCGTCGTTCATGAATGTTTTAACAAGACCCGCGGCTGCTGCACCACCTGCTGCAATCGCACCAAACTTACCACCCTTTTTTGCAAAGTTTAAAAATCCTGTTGCAGAATTTTTAAATTTCTCTAACCTACTTGCTTTTTGTGCTAATTTTTCTGGTTCCTTTTGTATTGCTTCTTCAACAGCATCAACACAAGTTAATGTTCCACCCGTCGCTCCTTTAGCTCTAACTAAACTACAAATTTGACCGCCCGCTACTGCATCTGCTCTTGCATCATCAAAAAAATTTAGGTTTGATATAACTCTTGTTTGTTCTGTCTTACCTATTTTCTCGGCCGCCTTTAAAGCGTTTTTTCTATTCATTTCAAAAAATTTAGCTTTTTTTATATTTTCAAATTCCTCTGCAGTGTTCCAAGTTTTTTTGTTTTTCCATTTTTTTACAAAATCGTTAATCTCTCTTTCAGTTTTGCCAGTAAATTCATCAAACATATCTATAGTTAATCTATCTCCTCCAAAAGTTGAGGAATCACTCAATGTAACTTTTTTAAATCCTTGTGATTGAGAAGCTAGTCTAACTAATAAAGCATCTGCCTGTTCTAATAATTTTTTCTTCCTTGCCGGTGGTAAGTTTTGTTTTTTTAACTTTTCTATTTTTTCAGAAACTTTTCTAATTTTAGAATCAAGCCCCGCTCCTTCTGCGGACATCGCCTGATTAATCTCTGCCGGAGTATAAGCTAATCTATCTCCTGTAATTAACTCTATTCCAAAAACATTTCCAGTATGACCTAAATGGGCTTTAGTAGTTCCTGTATGAGGACCTGAATAATATCCACCTTTGCTTTTAATAGCTTTAGACTTTGCTTGCTTATCTTCATATCTTTTAAGCTGTTGTTCATTTAAAGTTTTTAGATCAGGTGGTGGATTTTTAATTGGGTTTTTTATTCTATAATCTTTTACAGCTTTAATAGCATCTGTTTCTTTTCCAAACTCGGTAGATAAAACTGTTTTATCATTAACAACAATGGCTGCTCTATATAAATCTTTTGTTACTCCAGTTGGTTTGTAAGTGCTGGGTTGATTTCTGCTACCTATTACTTCTTTAAATTTTTGTTTTATAACATTATTTGTTTTTGTAGATTCACCGACTTTAACTAAAAACTTATCTGCTTTTGGTGGAATGGGTGGTTTAAGGTTTGCTAATTTTGTTTTTTCAATTAATTTATCTTTTTTAATTAAAGCGTTTTTAGCAGCTTCTTCACTTCTATAAAATTTAGTTCCTTTAAAATCTTCGTAATTAGAATCTTTTCTAAAAATAATTTTAAACTTAGCCCAACTAGGAGCACCATACTGACTAAGGTCTCTATCGGTTACAGTTAAGATTACGTTTCTATCGGTCATTAGACCTCCAGGATCTTAGCTAGTCCGCCATGTTTGAATTCTGGAAGGTCATCAGGATTAAATCTTGGATCGTCTGTTGAGAATCCAGCTTTATCTTTTGTGAAACGAACGTTATCGACAAATGCATCTATAACTACTCTATCAGAGTTTAATGGAATTCTTTTTGCAACTTCATTACCAAAATATTTCTTAACTAATACTAATGGATCACCTAAAACTCCACCACCGCCTTCGGTAATAAATTTATAATCTGCTTCACTGATAACAGATTCTAAAGTTCCACCTTTACCTGGTGGTAATAAATCTGTTTCTTTTTTTAACATAGTAAATAAAAATTCTCTAGCTGCTGCTCTTTTCTTGGCCACATCAACAGAAGATGTAACTCCAGCGTTTTTATAAACATCATCTACATAACCTGTAATAAATTCTGTGCCTGCTTTATTTTTAACCATAGTTTCTAAAGATGTAATTTCATTTGAAGGTTTAGTGGCTCCTGTCATTTCAAAAAACTCATCAAGTGATATATTTTTACCTTTTTGAGGGCCTTCAGCTATTTCCATAGAAAAACCTTTTTCTGCTGGTGCCATTTCCTCTTTTAGGATTCTTACATCATCATCTGTTTTTCTAGTTGCTCTCAAAGCACCTAGACCTTCTTGTGTTAGGTCCCTGTTCCCTGTTGCCATGTCTGTGATGTTTGGGATTTGTTTAGGGTAAAAGACTTCGTCAATCTTTAACATGTTCTCGTATAATTTTCCTGCTTGAAGGTCGTTTAACTTATTAGCTGTTAAATAACCGATAGAACTTTTTAATTCGTTTAAAACTTTATTTTTACCTAGAGCACCGATGGCGTCTATATTGATTGTAGAATCTATAAAGCCTTCTGGACTCTTCCCGGTTCCTAAGAAACTAATATTGGTTCGGGTACCAAGGACATCTCCTACATTGCCCCCTAGTTTGGAGTATAATTTTAAAATTGAATCTACTAATGCTTTTTTAGCCATAATACTTTACTTGTCCTCTTACAATAGGCTCATCTTTATAGTCTTCAGGATGACGAACCAAACCGCCCTGTCTAATTCGCATAATGGCCTGTGTCGTACTATCGACGTAGTCATCATGATCTCCGAATGGAAAAGACGCACACTCTTCCACTACTTCCTGGGCAAAATGCTCATGCATCGGGGCCCAGACTTTTCCGCTTTCAAAAAGCGGAGCTACGGAGTTTACTCTAGTGTGTTTATCATTTCCTTTTGAGGGTGTAAAGTTAATAACTGGGATATCCATCTGTCTCAGCTCGTGAGTCAGAGGTAGTCCTGAAGCTTTTGCTTCAATGATAACCATATCCGGTTTCCAGTCTTGGTATTCTTCCAGAGCCACTCTCCGGAGCTCAGGGAACTCGTACCTACCTTTAAAGGCGTTTAGTAAAATTATATTTTGTCCCCGGTCCTCGGTTGTATATACGCCCCACATGGTTATAGCACTATAGTCGGCTGTTGTTGATTTAGTAAATGCTGTATCCATAGACATTACAATGTAGTCTAATGGAGGTGGGTATTTTTCTTCATAATCTCTCCACCATTCTCGTTTTAAGAGGGCTCCTTCTTCGGCAGTCGGTTGCTGCATATATTGGGCCAACCAGTTGGAAACGGGGATCGAGGCCTTTGTTTTAAGAAGCTCTTCCTTTTTCCAAAATTCTGGCCAAACAGGTTTTCCATCTGGTAAGATTGCTGGAAGTTCTACAACTTCCCATTGGTCACTTCCTTCCTCACTTTGTGCTTTTAATAATTGACCAGTTACATCTTTTACAGACCATCTAGTCATTACAATTACAATAGCTCCACCAGGTTGAAGACGTTGACGTGGTCCAGCTGTGTACCAGTTCATGGCTTTGTCAAAAGCTTTACCGTCTGCTCTAACATCTTGTTCTTTATGAGGGTCATCAATAATTAATAGATCAGCACCCCGTCCAGTGATTGCTCCACCAACACCAGCTGCAAAGTATTCACCACCTTGTTCGGTTTTCCATTTTCCTGCTGCCTGGCTATCTTCTTGAAGTCTCGTAGTAAACAGTTCTTGGTAATTTCTATCATCAACCAAGTTTTTAGTTTTACGTCCAAAGTCAATTGCTAGATCGGCTGTGTGAGTTGCTTGGATTATTTTTAATTTTGGGTTGTTCCCAATCATCCATGCCGGGAGTAAGTATGAGGCAAACTCCGACTTTGTATGTCTTGGCGGCATGTTAATGATTAGTCGTTTAATTTTCCCCTGTGCGAGGTCATTAAATTTTTTATTAATAATTTTGTGATGGGACCCCTCTATAAACTCAGGCCAAACGTACTTTACAAAACTTAAGAAATTTTTTGTAATATTTGGTTTAGCTTCATCCAATGCTACGCTTCTTTCAAGCTCTATTAACTTAGCACTTTCTTCTGGGGTCAATCCCTCTAAATTTTTTGTAATATTTTCTGTGTCTTGCATATCTCAAATATGTTTTCAAAAGTCTTACCTTAACCGTCTGAATTAGTCAATAAAGGGTAAGGTTGGGACCCCTTTTCTTATTTAAAGGGGGTGGGCCCTCCCGGTTCCCGGTCAGGGTGGGCCCGCCCGTGGTACCTCTATGGTATGGGGTGGGCCCGCCCACTAGATATTGTGCTGTTGCATTTTTGCAACTGCGACAATTAATCTGGGATTATGTGAGATTAGTTCTTGACTAACTATATGTAGCTATATGTATTTAATGCATAGGTTATTTACTTTCTATTGTTGTCCTTGTTGCTTGATATGGTACTCGTTTTTCATAACCGAAATCATATCTATATCTTTCCTCTTTTACTTTCTTAACTTTGATTGGTGTTTCACTTGGTTGCTTAACTGAATATGTGTTGGCAATCTCTTGTCCGAATTTATTTAAAAAAGAAAACAAACAATTATTATTACAAAAGTAGTTCCAAATATTAGGTTGATGGTTTCCATATCTGCCAACTTTAATCTTAACAGTTCGCAATACTTTATTGTCGCCAGTTCCTCGTACCCTTGATTGAGTTTCAATAGTATGACAATCTGGATTATGACACCAATTATAGTCGCTCATTTTCTTTAGCCTTTCTAAATGCTTTGTCTAATTGTTCTAGTTTAAAAAGTTTTATTTCTGCTTGTCTTTCAAAATGAATTGAAACTAAAAATAAAACGAAACCAAAAACAATTAGCCCTATACCAATGTATAGGACTAAATTGTAATCTATCATTTATGCCACCTCATCTGTTAAAATCAACGCTGGATTTTCTTGTGCTGGAACAATAAAAAACATTGTCCATTGGTCATCATCTAACAAACTTAAAGCAGACAAAAATTGATTTGCCTCTTTAATTGTTGTTGAGTGTTTTTCAATACGATAGTTTGGTTCACTATCTTTGTATTGATATTTTCTTACTATTAAATATATCATTATCCCTCTATTGTTGTTGTTGCTTTTATTGTCATTGGATTTTTAGCCATGCGCCATTGGTTGCCTTTCTCGTCTGGTTCTGCGTCGCAATCCCAATAGATAAAACAAACTATTCCATTTTTAGAAATAAATGCTTTGCCAGTAGTCATAAAATCGTCTGGCTTTGTCCATTGTCCATTTCTTGTAATTATCTTTTTATGTTTATTAGCATAATAAGTTATTACAAAGTTTTCTGGTATTTTCTCAAGGTCAACTGCCTTTAAGTGTTGTGTGTACTTTCCGTTTTCGTCTTTCATTTTTTCCTTTCTGTTATACCCCTATCCTACACTAAATAGGATAGGGTGTCAATAGTTAAAATGAATTAATTTGCAACTTGTGATTGTTGCTCATATAATAACCTTTCAGCTATTTTTTCTGCTTTGGTTTTAACTTTCTGGTTCTTCATTCCTTTAATCCTATCAGCTAAATTTTTAGGATTGTAAATTGTCAAGCCAGTAGAGTTAGTTCTAATTATTTCTGCGTCATTAATATTCAAGCCAAGTTCGGTTGAAAGTTCAATCGCCTCGTCTAAATATTTATAACCCTTTAAACCGATTTTAATTTCTTTCATCTGTTTTAAAATGCTACCTATCCATTTACTATGTGCAAGTACAAATTTAGATTTTTGATTTTTCCAATCAATCAAAAACATATATTCATCTTTAGAACAAGCAATAGACCTATCACGACAATAATTTCTGCCAATTAAGTCAAGTTTATATTTGTCGTTCCATTCCTTGCCATAACCTTTGTCGTCGTCGCCAAGATATTTATTATTTGCGTCAGTATATTTTGTTTTATGTGGGTTGTTGTCCTTGCCCTCTTGTTCAATCAAAATATCTGGGTTGCAAGTATCTTGTGCTTTTAGTTCATCACGAAATAAAGCATAACCATACTCATTGTCAGAACGATTATAACTATCATTGTTATCAACATCAATACTGCCATTTAATCTAAAATCAAAATGGCTTTCTATCTGTGCCTCTTTTGTAATAGGATTATTGTCATAATCTCTATCTTCTTTCATACCCATATAATGAAAATGAAAGCAACTATCCTTTGCAATAGTATCAACATTTTCAAACTTATCTTGAAGATATTGTGCTTTGGCAACATCATCTTCGGTATAATGTCGTCTAACTATTTTATGTGCCATATTCCACGCATTATCATTTATGTCAATTTGATCGCCTTTCAACTTGTCATAGTTTTGTTTTTCAATCGTGTCCTCTTGTTCCAAGTGTACTCGCATACGATTTGCGATTTTATTTCTGTACTCTTGGTTTAGTCTTATTCTGCTCATTGTGTCCTTTCTGTTATTATTTGCATTAATTTTAATTTACACTATTGACATTCTTTGTCAATAGGATTATATGTTAATTTATATTTATTTATAAAAACTTAAATATTACATTTAAGCACACTTGCAGTTGGCAGTATAAAAACGCAACTGCAAGTAGCAGAACAGAAAGGAAAAAATTATTGAATTAGATTAGAATGATTCTAAACTAATGGGACATGAGTTTGCAAGGTTACGAGCTTGCAAGCGCTGATCCCTGATCTATGTTATTAGTGGCGTAAGGCACATGCAACCGCGCTGTGAAGAGCATGGATCTGGGATCAGTGAGAGGGTGTACTAATTCCGGACAGCCTCATTGGTCGCTCGCAGGCAGGACCGAAGTAATTCGGGACTGACTGCCTGGAGCCACAAGCTTCAAGCTTGACAGCTGGTCTGGGATAATATAAGATAACAACAGAAAGGAAAAAAATTATGAATATAAAAGAAATTAAAAAAGGTGATAAGATCCTACACAGTCACATGGGCACACAGCCCCCTGTGTCAGGGATCGTGATGGAGTCTCCAATAGTTGGCCGCGGCGTGCGCAGCACATTGCTGGTCGACGTTAAAGGCTCTGAAGTTGGACTCTTCGATGAGATCGGGTCCATCTATACCACGGAAGTCCTGAAAGTATTCCGGGATGATAACTGGTTACCTGTTGAACATGCTTAAAAATTCCAATCTGTTAGGAATGGACCAGGCGCCGCAAGGCGCCCGGCCCTATTTTTTTTTAGGGTGGGCCCGCCCGGAAAGCTACAAGCTACAAGCCCGCAAGCTCTCAAGCTTGACAGGTCCCAAGCTGTAGGATATTATAAGATTTAAAAAGGAGAAATAAAAAATGCTAAAAAAAGAAGCTAGAAAAATAACCGGAGGACTAAGTAAGCCCTCTAAGATGCCCGGACCGGCGCACAACCTGCCAGCCTGGCGCTGTATTACAGGCGTGAAGCTGCAGCAGGTCCCCGGCTCAGTCTGCGCCGGCTGTTATGCAATGAAGGGCAGATATAGATTCAGGAACGTGAAAGAGGCGCTCAACCGTAGGTTGCAAGCTCTCGAGCACCCGCGATGGGTGGAAGCAATGGTGACGT